CCAAGACCTGCCTGTAGTAACGCCTCAAGACCTGTAGCGTAAGTCTCACCAAACGTCTGAGCCTGAATGTTTTGTTGCTGTCGTGCTTGCTCTGCCGCTGTCATTCCGGGCGTGATACCTTGTAGCAGCTGCTGTTGCGGTACGTAACCTGCTTGCATTAGGCCAGTGCCTAAACCTGCTAGACGGTTTTGCTCTTGTCCAGCAAACTGCATAGCCTGCAACATAGCGTTATTACGTGCTTCTTCTTGCGCCTTAGCTAATGTTAACGCTTCAGGAGTACCGCCAAACATACCAGTAGTAACACCTAATCGACCCTGTGCAGCTAGACGTTGTTCTAACGCAATACGCTCACGCTCCTGAGCAGGAGACATAGCAGTTTGCATGCGTTCAAACACGTCTTGCTCACGTCGTGCAGGGTCTACACCGGGGATGTACTCTCCAGTTTTGGGATCGGTGTAACCCGTAGCGGCCCGCATAAACTGGTCAGAAGCAGTAAACATTCTGTTTTGACGTGCTTGTTCTTCAGGAGAAAGTGTCATGGTAGACGTTAGCTGTCCTGTAGTAGGATCAACTTGCATACCAAACTGACTACCAGTAGCAGTAGTAACGCCAAATGGACGAAACTCTGTCATGCCTGTTAGTTGTTGGGCTAGACCGGGAGTAAACTCTCCTGTATCAGGATCAGTAAAACCAGCCAGCTCTCCATAAGCCCGTTCACCGATGCTTCCTAAATCCGAATAACCTCTTTCAGCTAAAGCAGCTCCTAGCGCACCTAAACCGCCAGCAGCAGCTTGGGTTCCTGATATTCCTAAAAAGTCTAAAAAATCACTCATTACTTTTCTCCGTTAAACTGTCTTGCCCAGCAAGGCTAATACATTAATTTCTTGTAGTGATAAAACGTGACCGTTAATATCAGCTTCTAAACCTATGATTATTGTTGTACCGTTACCTGTAGCGTTGAGACTGCGTTGACTAATCAACTGTCCTACTGTATATTCTGACAAAGGATTAGACTCATCTCCGGGATCATCCCCATGAAACTCGTTAACACCAAAGTAAGCAGGAATCTGGTTACCTGTTAAGAACTCTGTTGTTCTAAAATCAGTAGCGAAATCATAAGCAAACTTCATAAATATTGTAGAACTGTTTGCTCCAAAAATAGTAGGCTTTAGCTTCTTAAGAAATTTAAGACGTGCAACATCTCCAAAGGTTAAACTAGGGCTGTAGTATCTGAAACGATACGAACTACCATTGTCTGAATAAGTTTTGTATTCGCTAATACCGTTGGAAGATCCTATATAAAGAGTACCGTTGTTTAATCTGTTATACGCTGTAAAAACAGAGCTAGGCCAGCGTGTTACTCTGTAGGAACCGTCCTCTAATGTTCCTCTAACGTCAAAACAAAAAGTTAGTTGTTGTTCTACAAATGTCAATAAGTAAAAGTTTTCTTCTGGGCTGTATACAGATCTAAAAAACTCTGTTTCATTTTGTATTAAGTTAATAATGTCTTTTGTAATTGTTTTAGACAAAGAACTAATAGGCATTGACTTTTCTTGTATTGTTCTACCAAAGCTACGCAGTCCCGTGTGTGACAAAAAGATAACGTCAATACCAGTATACTGTACAGTGTCACGGTCAACACAACCTACGCCCGATACAGTGTCTGCTAAAGCCATAGTAGCAGGAGCGTCAGCACCACCATAGACAACAATACTGTGTCTACCAAAGATAATCAGTGCGTTGTTATGAGCAGCTAGGGCTACAATCTCGTCATAACCGTCAGGCCAGACTTTTGAGATATTGATACTGCCACTAGTACCACCTGACCAATCATGTCCAATTAACAAATCAGACCAGTAAATAGTAGACTTGTCGTTATCAAAGTCAGCGGTCCAGAGACGACCATAAGCAGCAAGAACTTCATTACCGTACATTGCAGAAGTTACACCAGCATTGAACGGAACAGCAGCGTCATCCATCTCAACAACATTGCCTATAGCCGTACTGTAAACTAGTGGCTTGTAACCGCGTTGAAAGAAATACATGTAGTCATTAAAGTTGACCATCTTCCAGTTGTCAGCAGTAATAGTATAACTAGCGGGTGTTTCGTCAACAAGCGTAGTAGTACCGCTAAGTATTTTGTTGTTACCTACAGAAAATATAACGTCATTAGTAGGACCGCCACTGTCTCTGAACTCACCTATAGAACGTATACTAGCACTGCCCAGTTCTGTTTTGTCAGTAGTGATAACTTCATAACCCTTACGTGCAGCAATACGACCACGCTTATCAATAACTGCGTTGTCTGCTACTTCTGCAAATGAAGGGTCTTGAGCAATAGGAGAGTCTTCGGTGTTGATACCTTTGAAGGCTGGTGCTACAAGATTAATACTACGTAGTTCTTGTGCCATATTAGATAGTCCTAAAGATCATCTCTTCTGGGTGCTTTGCAGCGTCAATAGCAATAGCATCTGATAGGTACTTATTAGCAATGTTGAAGTATTCAGCAGTAGAAGTACCACCTGTCTCACCACGCTCACGAGCCAACAAAGCTAGTGATAAATGTATTACAGGTTTTTCAGGTATAAGTAAATTAGTAGAATCAGAAGTTAACTCTGCTTGTCTTTTAATAACATCAAACCTGAGAGTTTGTGCTTCTATTGGACGAGGACTAACAAGTACCTGAGTATCTCCATTAGAGTCTAAACCGTCAAAGGTATAGTATGTAGGAGCGCCTTCAACAATAGTATTAAGGTATAGTTGCTTGTTAAACCAATCCTTTGTTTGATAAGATAAGTAACAATTTTGACTGTCATTAAGTGCAGACATTACCTTTACGTTATCGCCACAATCAGTTAACGAGTATTGATTATTATCAACTACCGTAGTAATAATAACAGTTGTACGCAGCGCAGACCAATCAGCTGATTCTTCTACTAATGTCTTTGCGTCGTTAACAAAGTCACCTACCATAGTTGAGTAAGTGTTTTCTGTAACAGTGGTTACTTCTTCTTCTCTTAAACGACGTAACACATTGTTAACAATATTAAGGTACGTCATACAAGCATTCCTCGTTGCCTAACTAGGCCATTTGTAAAGTCTGTTAATATTTCATTAGCTGTTGGGGGTCTGTACAGGATCATCTGATCTTGAGGTAGTTGGTAGTTAATGCCGCCCATGTATGGAGTAAACTTAGAAGCTGTTCTTAACATGCCTCCACCGCCGCCACCACCGTCTCCTCCACTGCTTATAGAGGGAATACCAATACCAACAGTAAGACCGGGTTCATTTATTCTATAGTCATCTATAGTTCCACCACTGCCTTGACGGGGAAGCCCATCAGGATATCCGTAGTCAGGATCACCAATGTCACTGTAGTCAGGAAGCTCACCAGTAGTCTCTTGACCTGTACCACCTTCGCCGTCACCTTCGCCGTCACCTTCGCCGTCACCTTCGCCGTCACCTTCGCTTTCTCGTGGAGGTAATGTAGGAAGTGGAATGTCAATAGGCATGTCAGGATCTACACCTATTTCATCTTCAAGTGTGGTGTCTTCGTCGATGTCGCTTACTACTTCTTCTAGTTCTGTTGGTAACTCTTCAGGAGGTCCTTCTAAATCTTGTTGGGCTAACCACTCATCATATCCACCAGCGGCGTCTATCTGTTCGGCGATTGCTCCAATGCCGCTGTTATTTAACACGCGCATTTGCTCGTCCGTTAATACAGCTGGGTCTACACCTTCCGCACGTCCTATGATAGAAGCATAAATTTGAGCTAAAGGACTGTCTCTGTCTGGTCCGTCAATAACTAAGTCGTTTTCTCCGGGAGTACCACCACCCATAATCTCTGATATGTCAGAAACACCCTGTGACCTTAGGTACTCCAAAAACTTAGCGTAGTCTATTCCTTCAGGAGTCATAAAGTTAATTTCAGGTGTACTTCCCTGTTCCATTCCCGGAAATGTGCCCGGTCCTCTAAAGTTTTCTTCTCCGCCGAATTGATACATAATTATTTCTTCCAGTTAGCCAGACCACGCAGGCCAAACGATGCCGCTACTGCCGCACCCAAGAAACCTTTATACCACTCAGGCATAGCTTCTAAGGCAGCAAACCCGTTCATAACAATAGGAACCATACTAGGAAAAAACGCTAATACACATGGTATTGAAAACAACAGCGTAAACCATTCGTCTTTCCAAGAGTTGGCTGCATTGTTAGCATGTATGTTTTCCCAGTTACCATCCTGCTGAATAGCTACCATTTTAGCTTCATGGACAGCCTTCTTCTCTTCTGCTTTACGCTGAAGGTGTCCACCGACAAGGTTAACAATAGGGCCGATCAAAGCTTGTATCATCTAGCAAACTCCAAGATAGCAATAGCCATAGTGACGATAATAGCAATAGAAGCAAAGCCACCTGTCATCATTTTCTCTAGCTTATCAAAACGTTTGTTATGCTCATCAAGTTGTAGCTGGATCATTTCGTAACGCAAAGCACACTCAGCTTCGTGTTTATCTAAACGTGCTATTGCTTGATCTAAAGGAGCCATGATTACTCCTTAGTAAACATATGTCCAGCTAGAACGATCACGGTGCTTAGTTCCTAAACGTACTTTGCAAGTACCTGAACCGAAGTCACCTGTCTTAACGCCAATCTTGTAAAGAACAAGTTCGGGTTCATAACCATACGTTTCTATATCAGCAGTAAACGAATCAACATCAGTAAACGTCGTGCCATCTACTCCTGTTTGTCGCTGCACTGTTACCTCTGTACCGCCAGCAATGCCAGTGATAGAGACGTTAAAGTATCCCTGTATTGCAATCTCATCGCTAAATGTGTTCTGAGCTGTAATGCTCTTTATTACTTCGCCTGACATATTTTACTCCTAAATAGTTGTGGTAAGCATTGAGCCTTCAAGTACCTCAATCTCAAACCATGTTGCGTTGTTTGCGTTTAAAGTCCTATTGGTTCCAGAAAATATATAAACTTGGAAGTAATCGTTTTGGCTTACTGACAAGATTCCTGTTTCTGCATATCCTGTTTCAGCGCCCGTAGAGGACGTGTCAATCTGTGAAGTTGGTATGTTGTCTTCTGTTCCATTCTTAGCGATTTTAAGAATAAATTGATCTGAAGCTGAAGATGTATTTATAGAAGCCCTAACTCTTACTTTTGTTACGCCTGAAGGAATAATAAACTTACCGTCAGCCAATGTGCTAGTAAGTGCGTTACCTGTGGACGTATCTTCATCTCTTGTATTAAACGTAGTAACTACCCGCCAAGCGTCGTCCAATATGGCTGTGTTGCTATCCATTGTAAGACGCGCAAACCTTAGCGTTGGCGTATATGTTCCGCCAGCTTGAGCAACCCATGCGTAATCAGAACCGCTCCAACTAAGCACTTCATTATTACCAGCACTTGAAACATTTAAATGAGTATCAACATTTCCATCTGTGTATGAACTACCACCGCCGCCACTACTTGACTGCGTTCCAAAAATACCGTTTGTCGCAATTATTCCCATTGGACTATTCCTATTACTTTGTACTGTTTGTAAACATAAACATAATTAACACTGACGATAATCCTGCTAATACAACCACTAAAAAAGACTCAAGAATTGTTTCTTTTAACTCTTGTTGTCTGTAAACGTCTCGCTCTCTCTGCGCCGCTATTTGTCGTTTCATGGCTCTAAACTCATCTAAGCCGTCTTTGCCATAAACCATGCCAATCATCGACAACAATTCTTTCTGTTGAGCTTGTAACTTTTTCTTTGCCGCAAAAGCTTTTGCCGCTTCAGCTTCTACGCTTTTACTAAACACCACCTTTTTAAAAGGGTTTGTACTTCTGGCTTTCTTGTCAGCATAGAGTACGTCTGAAGCATGACCGTACCATGTGCCTAGTTGAGTCATTGTGTCCTCAACAGATCGTCCTGCTTCCACCATTGCTTTGGTCATAGCATACGCTTTAGACGCAGCCGCAATGGCAGTTACAGGGTCTATCATTTTAATTCCTTAGTTAAGTCGGCGTATGCGCCGTTGCTCCTGTGGCATCATTGCCATTACCATCTTAATAGCGACAGTAGTGGGGATAATCGTTTTGTACCAAGGCCAGAATTTGTGGCCCAGCTCTTCCATGTCTTCACGCTTGACCCATGCCTTAGTCCAGTTATCAATGTACATATCGCCGTAGCGTAGTACAGCATGACCGCCGCCCTTCGTATTACAGCCACATATCTCAGCTTGAAAGGTGAACAGCATCCACCAGAATCTAAGCCATGACTCACGACAGATAATGTAATACAGGACAGACAGCGAGTAATCTTCGCAATCGCCGTGATACTGGTCGAGTGCATTAGGCTTCAACACGCGCCACTGGTCCCGACCCTTTGGATCGAACTTATAGGTGTAGCGATTGTTGAAGTCAGATAGAATCATGTGTAGTTTTTCCTTGTTACTTTGCCTGACATATTTTACTTTTAAGCAAAGGTTCTGATGATGTCGTTAAAAATAGGGGTTGGGACATCAGCGGGTTTAATAATGTCATTGAATGGGCTATGTTTTTGAATACGTACATCGTCCACTGTCACTGTGTAATCACCAGTTGATTGTCGGCCTATTAATAATAAATTTGAGTTATCGTTTGCAGTGAAAACAAACTCAATATTCTGATCCGATCCGTTACACGTTACGCGCCCATTAGTAATATTGGTTCCCGGTAAGCCGCCGTTGGTACTTGCCGCGTCTCTAAACTTTATCTGTCGAGTATTTGGGCCATTTACTGTGGCAGTCAGTCTGTACTTCTGACCAGATACGAAGCCAATATCCTGACGAGCATTAGCATTTGATCCAGCAGTAACAACCAGACTCAACACGCCATTAGCAATAGCCGCACCGTTTACCATCGTCCAGTAATCATCCAAAACGAAATTACCATTAGTGACTATCTGCGCGAACTGCCCCATAACTTACCTACGTGTAATTTTGAAAGATCAAAATACCATCAAACTGAACTTCATAAGTAATGTTGTTTGTGGCGTTACTCAGGAACTTTTGTGTTAATGATCCAGAGGTAATGTTTAAAAAGTTACTCGCTGCTACTGTTAAGTTGGCACCGTTGATTTTGTCTTCATCGGTCTTAGTCAGTGTCCCTGCGCTATCAATCTTAAAGTTGCACTGGAATACTGATTCTGAATCTGGAGCCGCTTCGTGAAAACCTCGCCCAGAGTAGCGACCAAGCGCCATGACAGGCTCATCAAATAGATTGTATTCAATCGCGCTGACACCAGAAAAATAAACGGTCTTAATCATTCTAAAGCCATTCATAATGGTACGGCGATTAGTAGTGAGCGTATCGAATAATGCGTCACACAAATCCATTGTGTTGGCAGAAAACGTTGCAGAGCTGTTTGTCGCTAAGTCAGCAAAGAACTTAGACATACGAACATGATTGCCTGCAATCGTAAACGCTTCTGATCCAGACGCGAGCCGCAAGCCAAATCCACACAAGCTGATAAGATTATCCTTGACTATATGACGCTGACGACTTCCCTGCATCTGTATGCCTGACTGGAATGAAACAATAACATTGTCAGAAATGCTGACATTTTTGGGAGAGCCGTCACTATCATTGATAATGTAGATGCCCTTATCTCCGGTTGTATTTATTGTGCTTGTATCAAATGTCGATGGATCAGAATACACAATAGCGTTATCAGAATGGGCCGCCGCAGTTGTACTACTTGCTCCTCTCGTTGCGCCTGTTAGGCTGTTAGTGCTTTTACCTGTGTATGTAATAATCTCAGCATCAATTTTGATTGTGCCAGAAGTTGGAAAGCCAGACGCATCAAGCAATGGAATAGTTGTTGCTGAGTCAGTTAACGCACCATCAAGCGTGGTTTCACTGCGATCGTGTCTACCAAACATGATGTTGCCGGAAATGTTTGCACCAGACGACAGTGAGTAGTAAGCAATGCCACCGCCAACATTTCTAAATGAATTACCAGTAGCAACAAAGTTATCGCTTTCGTTTTCAACGTGGATGCAACAATCATCTGTTCTGTCTAAATCAATAAATTGACAGCCTATGATTGATAGACTGCGACAACCATCAGTACCCAATACAGTACAGCGGTCTTCTGACCAAGTGCCCTGATGGCCTTCAAACAAACAATTGCTTACCCGAACATTGTCCCACCCAACTTTTGCACCAGAAGTTGCAAAGTCAGTGTTAAATATTAATGCTCGTGTGCCCATGTTTAAAAATGAGCAATTGGATATCGTGCAATCTTCAGCCGTATTTCCATTAGTGCCAAACGCATTACCCGTAAACATACCGATACGTAGCTTTTCAAGCGTACAGCCTTCCATTCTCCAGCGACGAATATTCGTATTGTCACCAAACTTAATGCCATGATTTTCTGGCAAGCTGTCCGTATCTAATGAATTTCCGCCAAATACGTGGACGTTCTTCATTACAAAGTCGTTGATATACCCAAGCGAATCATCGTGGGTCACTAATATCGTGACATCGCCTGTGCTAGTGTTACGAGAGTCAATGTATAGAGATTCAAGGGTGACACTGCTAGACGCCACTCGGAGACCTTGTGATACGGTGTCAATGTCAAATCGCAGAATAGATGTTGGGCCATCACCAAAAATACGGCATGGACTATCCACTCGTATTTGAGTGTCATCAATTAAGTAAGTCCCAGAGGGTACATATAGAGAGCCATTCGCCGCCGCATTAACAGCATTCTGAAATGCAGTGCTGTCGTCAGTAACACCATCGCCAACGGCACCAAAGTCCTTGACGCTAACGCTCTCTCTTAGCTTGGTCTGCACTGTAGTATCTACTGCGCCAGTACCAGCAGGAGTAAAAGTAACGTTTTCGGCAGTTGCAACAGGATCTACAAAGTTAACGTCATAATCTGTGTTAGATGCTTTAGAAAGAACTTGTCCTGTTGTACCGCCAGCAGGAATACCACCTAGAAATGAAGAAGCGCCTGAGAAGTCTACTACTCCCGTCGCTGTTAAGTCGGCAGTTGTGACTTCACCAGTAAATGTAGGACTAGCTGTGTCAGCTTTAGATGCGATAGCAATAGCAATATCGTCAAACTCTTTTTCAAACTCTGAACCGCGAATAATCTTTCCAGAGTCACCAGAGGGTAGCGTATCTTTAGCTGCAAAGTCTGTAGTTTTAGTATAGTTTGACATTTAATTTTCCTATTGCAGAAAAAGAAAAGAAAGGAAAAGGGGCCATTGCTGACCCCCTAATGTACTTATGCGTCGTAGACAGCAAGTACAAGACCAGCTTCAGGACGGTATACCTGAACGCCGTACAGAGTGTCAGCAGTGTACAGAGTTGAGAGGTACTCCTGCTTGTACTGAGTCTGTGAACGTACAGACATCTGCTCTGCGTGGACAAGAGCGTCCTTCTGCATGAGGATACAACCACGTACATTAGCCTCAAGAGTTGGGCAGTTAGATGAAACGTAAACGTCTACACCGTAAAGGTTGCCGATAAGACCAGTGTTAACAGTCTGTCCTGATACGAAGTCAGAAGACGAGAACCGCTCAGTGCCCATGATGGTGTTACGTACTACTGGAGGAACAATAATGCAACGTCCGTCCATTGGTACGTCAGCATCGTCGAGAAGCTGAATAGCCTGACGGAAACCAGCGTCGGTGAAGTTATCACCAGCAGCTACGTCATGTGCGCCACCGTTAGCATCAAACAAACTTAATGGAGTACCACCTGTTGCGGCGGCATCAAAAAAGTATGAGTTGCTATTTTCCCAATCAGCACCAGAAGGCGCAGCAAGGTCAAGAGTACCGTCACCAAAACCAGTAGCAGCATTCATAAGGTCAGTATCAACCTTAAGTGCCAACTGATAACCAGCATCTTCAGTGTAGAACTGACGGAGGCTGTTAAGTGCTTGTACTTCTACGATGTCCTCAATGAAGCGTGAGTATTCAAAGTGACGATCAACAGTAACCTGCAATTCACCTTCTACGTTTGCTTGGATGTTGACAGCAGTGTCAGCAACCTTTGCAGAAGCAGCGCCACGGATGGGCTTAGGAATGTGAATTACATCGCCTTTCTTACCTGTCATTGGCAGCTTCTTAACAAGCGGAGCCATCTTCAGGTTCTTTTGATATGCAGCAATTACTTCGTCACTCCAGATTTCTGGAATGAAAGTAGCAGCAGCAGTTTTGTTGACGATACTTCCGCCGCCAACCGTACCGGGATAAGTTTGAGTAGCCATGATAATCTCCTAGATTATTTTACGCGACCCTCCGCATACGCTGCCATGATCTCATCGGCTAATGCTGTATAACGGTCTGGGTCTGTTCTCATAAGTTTAATAATATCGGCCCGTCGATATACTTTCTTCCTAGTCCCTTCAGCGCTTCCTCGTGCATTACCTGTATTAGCTGCCTTGAGTTGTTGCTTACGTGCCTGTTTTTCAACATCGGCAGTTTGTTGAGTCACTGCTTTACGTTCTTTCCAGAGTGTAAACAGTTCATCAGCAGAGTCAGCATCATACTGCTGGTCAGCGGCTACAAATAATTGAGTCCTAATCTTTGAAGCTTTAATCCACTCAGCAAACTTGGGATCACCAAGGATATCTTTCATGTCTGGGTGTTTAGTATTGAGAGTAGCTAACGCAGCTTGTTGCTTATACTGCGATGAATACTGCTCTGCTTCTCGAATCTTAGGATGATTCTCAATTGCACGATTAACAGCACCTTGTGGATCAGTGAAGTAATCTATATCTTCTTCAGGCTCAACGTTTTGTTGAGGTGCTTGAGTTGGTGTCTGACTAGCAATGTAATCATCCACTACTTTACGAAGTTCGCCTACTTCACCGGACTGACGACCTAAAAGCTTTTCAGCTTCTTGGTGCATCTGTACGACTTCTTCTAAAGACTTACCTTGGTACTTCTCTGGAATAGTAGGTTGCTCTTGAGGTTGTTCAGTTTCTTCTTCTTCTACAAGCTGAGTCTCAACTGCTTCTTCGTTTATATCGTCCACGTTATCCATTTCTGGTTGTGGGTCAACTAATGTTGCTCTTGACATTATTAATCTCCGTGATTATAATCATTATGGAGTTATTGTTTACTACCTGCTTTTTCGTGCTCTCGTACCCATTTCATATGAGCACCGGGGAATGAACCATCGGACCCATTTAGGTGAAAGGACGGGGCAGATACCATCCTTGTAGAAACAGCGCCACATATTTTGCACCTATGTTCTGTGACAGTAGATTCTACAAATTCTTCATGTACGTGTCCGTTAGGACAACGAAAGTCAAATACTTTAAACATAAATCTCTTCTTGTTCTTCAGCTTCTGCTTGATCTCTAGTAGCTTGAATAGTAGCTTCTAGGTTTAGTATTGTTGCAAAAGCTGCAAGTTGACCTTTACGAAAGAAGAGTTCTTCTACATCTTTAACAGTCTGTACATCAGATAACTGTTTGGTAGTTACAGAGATTTCTTCTAAGAGTTGTTTGAAGCCTTCGTTATTAAATAATTGATTAAAATTATTAAAGTAAGTTTCAAGCTCTGGTGTCATAGTATCTCTTTTGTTTACTATATATTAATAGTATATCATATTTTAAAACAGTTGTCAAGCTTTTTTTGTAGTTTTTCTTCTACGTCCAGAAGCTGTGACTGCGTGTGCTATTTTAGCTGGTCCTGTTTTACGACGCGCAGAAGAAGCTTTTTCAGCCTTTGTCATCTTAGCTGCGACTGCTTTAGGACGACAAGAAGGGTACGGACGCTCAGACTCACCCTTCTTTGCAGACTTACGTCCACAGGGTTTACCTGTCTTAACGTCTACCCACTCCTCCTTAAACCACTTAGTTAGTCCGCCAGTGGGTTTCTTTTTAGTTACTCGCTTACGTACTTGATTTGGTTTAGGCATAAGTACCGCCACGTTTCTTATACTCACGAGTCAACCATGCTGAAGCATACGCAGAAGGCCATACATCAAATTTACGTTTAGCTTCTGCTTTGACTCTAGCGTACAATGCCTTGTTCTTAGGCGTAGGTCCAGACT